TTCGGCATCGGTGTCAATAACCGGACCGCCGCCGTCCTCGGCTCGATCGGCGCCGGCACGACCTACGTACCGCCGACGATCTAACCCTGATCCGACGCCGTGACCCGGAAAGGAGGTAGCTGTGACCTTCACGTATGACGAAGCCCTGACGCTGCCTCGTGACCGGGTCCGGCTCCGGATCGGCGATACCAACGCGACCAAGCCGCTCCGGCAAGACGAGACGATCTACGCCCTGGTCGCGGCGGTGGGCGAGCTGGGGGCGATCGAGGTGCTGGCGACCTCGCTGGCGACCGAGTACGCCCAGCGGCCCGACAGCCTAGGGGACAACGGTCAGTCGATCTCGTGGTCCCGGCGCGTCTCCACCTGGCTGGAGGTGGCAGCCCGGGCCCGCAAGGAGATGGCGGCGCTGGAAGGGGGTGATGGCGATGGGGTGACTTCGACGCTCTCGGCGATGCGTCCCGTCCGGTCGGATGTCGTACTCGCCAGTGAGTACGTCCGGGAGCCCGGGACCTTCTCATGGGACGCGCCCCGATGACTGACCGGGTGTCGTTCATCGGGCCAGCCGAGGGCGACGAGATCAACGCCGCGTTCCGGCAGCTGTTCGCCACGAGCCTTGAGCTGGCGAACCCGCCCGTCATGGTGCAGGTCTACCGCGGCACTGCCAAGGTCGGGAGCCCGACGCAGGTCCAGGTCGTCCCGGCCAACCGGCAGAGCCGACAGGCCAGCGACGGCGGTGCCCTGAACGTCGCGTTCGACGGCGGGGTGCTTCGGGCTTGGGCTCCGTGGGACATCGATACGGCCGACCGCGTTCGGATCGGGGACGCCACGGCCGTCATTCGGTCGACGCCACCGATCCGCAACGGGATCCAGGACGCCACATACGAGATGGAAGGAGGAGGCGGCACCAATGGCTAGCGCGGGCATCCGGGTGACCTCCAACACCATCCTCTCGGGCTGCGACGCCTTCGGTACGCGTCTCAACGCTGGGCTGGCGGCGCTCTGTGAGGAAGAGGCGCAGCGGGGCCAGGACGCCATGCGGACCGACCGCGGCTGGACCGACCGGACGGGCCACGCTCGGGACAGCCTGACCGGCTCGTACCAGCGGGAGGGCGACGTCCACGTGATCTCGCTCTACACGACCAACGAGGAGTACGGCCTGATCCTCGAGCTGGCCCACGCCGGCCGGTTCGCGATCATCCGGCCGACCGCCGACCGGATCGCGCCCGAGGTCTTCGCCCGCGCCGCCAGTCTCATTGGCGGGAGTGCCCGGTGATCCTCTTCCAGCAGGCCGTCATCGCCACCCTCCAGGCCGACCCCGCCCTCATGGCCCTGCTGCCGGGCGGCGTATGGAATAGAGAACTGACTCGAACCGGGCCGGGCAAGACGGCGGCGGCGTGGGGGCCGATCGATCCCACCGACCCACTCAGCCCCGAGGTCCTGCGTCCCACCGTGGTCGTGGTCGACGCCGGGGAGTACGGCTCGGCCTTCCGCCTCGGGGCCGATGCCCGGGTCATGGTCTTCGCCTACGTCCCGGCGAATGATGCCGGACGAACGCTGGTCGGCAAAATCGAGACGCGCATCCGCGCGTTGCTGGACCACGCGCACCTCGGGGTTGCCGCTGGGGACGACGCACCGCGGTTCGGTGAGGTGCGGATCGAGCCCCGATCGCGGCTGCTCGACGAGCCGGCCTACGGCGGCACGATGTTCACCAGTTGGCGTCTGACGTTCAGGACGGCCGCGCTATCGGGCGTGGCTGAGTGGTAGCTGGGGCAACTGCCCCACAGGAGAGACACGACATGGCCGATCGCAAGAAGCTCACGGACAAGCAGGCGGCCGACGCCCTCGCGTCGTACCAGCGAGGCGAGGCGCTGCCGGACGGCACCATCATCGACTTCACCGAGGCGCCCTACGTCTTTCACGCCGGGAGCGTCGCGACGGTGCCGGTGACGATCGAGCCCACACCCGCCGACATGACGCCGCCCGTCGTCGCCGTCAAGAGCGGGAAGTAGCCGTGCGCTGGGTCCGCTGGGTTGGATCGCGCATCAGCGACTACCTGGACCAGCCAGACCCGGCCGACCGCTGGGGCCGCACCCGGCGCACCCTGCTCTACGCCGACGCCTACTCGCGGGAAGTCGCCCGGCGGGTCCGGCGTGAGGCGGCGATCGCCCAGCGCTTCCGCCCGATCGCCGGCGTCACCGTCAGGGAGTTCGGACCGGACGCCCTGCCGGGATTGCGTGAGGTCTACCGGTGGGGCGTCCGGGGGATGGGGCCGGACGCCGACGCCTACGGGCCGGCAGCGTTCGTCGCGTGGATGGACGACCACGACGCCACGGTGCTGATGCTCTCGAAGTTCGGTCACGAGTTCGCCTACGCGGACGACGAAGATCCCACGACGGCGGGACGGGAACCCCGCCAGGACCAGCCCGGAGACCCTGTGAACCAGGGCCGGGGACCGGCGGCGACCGGGCTGGTCCTGGCGCGGCTGCTGGACCCCGTGGCGTCACGCCGGCTCGGATCACGAGCCCTGACGCCCGAGGAGATGCGGCGCGTGGCCCACGCCCGGTAATGGACCGGGACCCGCGAGCGGATGGCCCCAGCTCGCGGTCGGGTCACCAATGACCATAGTCCCCTGATTCGGGGACGGAAAGGACACGGACATGGCTGGACGGATCGCACTCGGGGCCAAGGACATGGCCATCGCCGTCAAGGACCCGGTCGCCGGGACATTCGCCGCGATGCTGGACGCCCCCGGCCTCGCGAGCTTCAGCATCAACTACGAGGGCGATGTCGAAGAACTGCGCGGCGACGACCTGCTCCTGGCCTCGGTCGCCAAGAGCGTCACGGCGTCGGGCTCGTTCGAACTCGGCATCCAGGACCTCGCGGTCAAGGCCGCGCTGACTGGCGGCACCGTCGTGGTCAGCGGCACCGGCAACACGGCGGTCACGACCCTCCTGGTCCCCTCGACCCCCAAGATGCCGCTGGCCCAGCTTGCGGCCATCGCTCGAGGGGTCGGGACCGACGGCGGCACCCTCCTGGGTCGCGTCTACCAGGGCCGGGTGACCAACGGCGGTGGCTTCGAGCTGACCGACGGGTACGCGACGAGTTCCTACGACTTCACCGCCCTGGACTTCAACGGGTCGGTCTTCGCGATCGAGCAGTACGCCGCCAGCATCGCGACGGTCCCGAGCGCGGCGGTGAGCGTCCTGCCGGCCTAACGCGACGTAACGCGATGACGTAACGGGGACGGCATCGGCCCAGCCGTCCCCACCCCTTCCGTCCGGCCCAACGGCACCTGATTCGGTGCCAAGGAGCACAGCACCATGACCAGCGACGACCAGGACCGCTTCAACCCGATGACCGGCGAACCGATCAACCGCCCTTCCGACGCGACGGCGGCGACGCACCACATGGCCGCTGGGGACATCGCGGCGCCCGGCCAGGTCCACGCGGACTACGATCGGCAGCGCACGGCGCTGGAGCCCCGGGATCACATCCTCGATCTGCCGCAGGCTCGGGCGATGACCACGGCCCAGCGGATCGCGGCCAAGGCGCGGGCGCGGGACGCCACGTTGATCACCGTCACGCTTCCGGACCTTGGCGAGACCGTCAAGGCGGTTCCGAAGTCCTTCAATCGCGTGCTGGCGGATATCACCCTGACGGGCATCGTGACGCCGGCGGCACAGCGGTCGTTCTACGAGGCCGCCCGTACCTTGGAGGCCATGTCGCCCGACGAGCAGACGAAGCTCGGCGAAGACACCGAGGAGGTCTTGAAATCGCTGGGCGTTGGTGGGTCGCAGGACCTTTTTCACGCCCTCACCCGGACCTACCCACTCGCCTGCCTGGTCGCGCCGCGCTGTGTTCCAACCGCTGCCGACATCACCGACAAGGAGACGGAGATCGCGCTGGAATGGCTGTCGCCCGACGACCGTATGGCGATCGTCAACGCCTGCATGGCGGAGCAGACGGCGAGGGCTGTGGCCGTCGCCCCGTTTCCTGACCCGTCGGCGCCTGTATAAGCATCACCTGATGGGCGCCGCCTATGGGCAACCACCATCGACCTGGGCGGACATCGGCGATCCGGATCTGTCCGACGAGTACGACGAAGCCGCCCATGATGTCGGGACCCAGATCGAGCGACTGCAGTCGGCGACCGTGCTCGTCAAGGCGCCGAAGCGACCGAAGAACGCGCCCCAGATGATCCAGGAGCCGAAGTTCACCAACGAGCAGATCAACTGGGTGCTCGGTTTCGTCCTGGCCAATGAGCCCGACGACGAGCCCGACGCCGACGATCTGTACGACCGGCTGCTCGCCGGGCTCGACGACCAATCGCCACACGCCTGACCAAGCACGACCAAGCTGACCCACTCGCCCGCTCCCCGGCCCAGGGACGCACGGACCGTGACCAACGCAACCGCCCGTGCTCCCCGGATCGGGAGGCCGTAGGTGGACGGATCATTGGGCGGCGCTCGAGCAACGATCAGCCTCGATGCCGCCCAGGCGATGGCGGCGCTCCGACAGTTCGGCAGCGCCGCCGATCAGACCATGCGGGGCGTTGGCGCCAGTGGCACGCAGGCGTCGTCGGGGATCGACCGGCTGTCGGCGGGGTTGTCGTCGCCGGGTATCCAGGCGGCTGGCGGCGCCCTGACGGCTGTCGGTGCCGCCGTCGGGTTGCTCGGTGGTTTCGCGATCAACTCGGCCATGCAGTTCGACCAGGGCATGGCGAACGTCCGGGCGGCGACCGGCGCCACTGGGGCCGAGTTCGACAGTCTTCGCAACCTCGCGCTCCAGATCGGCAAGGACACGTCGTTCTCGGCCAACGAGGCGACGCTCGCCATCGAGGAGCTGGCCAAGGCCGGCGTGTCCACGACGGACATCCTTGGCGGCGCCGCCGAGGCGACGACCGCACTGGCGGCGGCTGGCGGCGTCGACCTGCCCACCGCGGCGACGGTCATGTCTGCTGCCCTGAATCAGTACGGACTCGCGGCTGGCGACGCCTCCGGCTACACCGACCAGTTCGGCAAGAGCGTCAACAACGCATCCCACGTCGCGGATGTCATTGCGGCAGCGGCCTCAACGTCGGCGACCGGCGTGACCGAGATGGGATCGTCGCTGTCCTACGTCGGCACGAGCGCGGCCGCGCTGGGCGTTCCGCTGGAAGACACGGCCACCGCGCTGGGGCTGATGGCCAACCAGGGCATCGTCGGGTCCAGCGCCGGTACGTCGCTCAATCAGGTGCTCCTCAGCCTCGCCAATCCGACGGCCAAGGCGGCCGGAGTGATGAACGACCTCGGTCTGTCCTTCACCGACATGAACGGCAACATGCTGCCGCTGCCCGACATCATCGGGTCGGTGGCCACCGCCACCGAAGGCATGGGAACGGCCCAACGGGCCGCGACGCTCGAGACGCTGTTCGGGGTCGAAGGCGGCCGCGCCATGAACGCGCTGCTGCCCTCGGTGTCGGCGTCGGTCCAGGGCACGACGGACTCGTGGAACGGTATGCACGGGGCCGTGACGCAGGTCGGTGCCGCCCAGGAGCAGGCCCAGGCCCGACTCGATAGCACCAAGGGTCGCTTGGAGGCGATGAAAGGGTCGCTCGAGACCGTCGGCATCGTCATCGGGTCCAAGGTGCTGCCGTTCTTCGACCTGCTCATCATCGGGGCAACGAACGTCCTCAACGCCTTTCTCAACCTGCCCAGCGGCATCCAGACGGTCATCGCCGCCGTGGTCGGGGTGGCCGGCGCCTTCGCCGGGATCGCCGGCGCCGCCATCCTGATCGGACCAAAGCTCATCGAGATGGCGCGTGGCTTCCAGGTCGTCAGCGTCGCGATGCGGGCGATGATCGTCGGCAACCCGATCCTGCTGGCGATCGCCGCCGCCATCGGGCTCGTCGTGCTGGCGATCGCCGCGTACAAGACGAACTTCCTCGGATTCGGCGACGCCGTTCGGGCGGTCGGAAGTACGGTCAAGAGCGCATTTTCTGGGATTGTCGACGGCGTGGCCGCATTCGTCGAGTCGTTCAAGTCCTACTTCGACTTCTTCAGTAGCGGCAAGATGCTCAAGCCGATTCACGACCTGGCCGGCGGCATCACGTACGCCATGGTCAAGGTCGCCGAGCCGATGCAGCTCGTTGAGTCCCTGTTCCATGCCTTAGCGCAGGCAATTCGGCTCGTCACCATCCAGAACGGCGGACCGAAGTTCCTTATCGGCTTGGCTGCCTGGCTCGACCGGATTGCGCCAAAGGTGCAGGCCGTCGTCGACGCCTTCCAGCTGTTCCGGGAACGGGGCATCAATCCGGTCTCATCGGCGCTCCTGGCGATCGGGTCGGTCTTCACCAGCCTGTCCAGCGCGATGGCGAACTTCAGTGTCGCCTTCACCTTCGTCATCCTGGCGGCCCAGGCGTTGGGTCGTGCGCTGGGCGACCTGGTCCACGGCGACCTCGCCGGGTTCCAGCACGAGATCGCCTTCGCGGCTAGCTACGCCCTCGACGCCGTCTCGTCGATGCTGGCCGGGATCTCGGACCTGTTCGGCGTCCTGGCCGACAAGTTCACCGGTCTGGCTGGCATCTTCCGCCCCTTGCAGTCCCTCTTCGGCGATCTCTCGCAGGCGTTCCTCGATCTGGGCCGCGCCGTCAACGCGCTAATCCAGGGCGACTTCGGCCGGGCGCGGGACTTCTTCTTTGCCTTCGCTGACGACATGAAGAGCGCTTTCTTCGACGCGATCGACGTCGTGACGGGCATCTTCTCGACGCTCGGCGGAATCATCGTCTCGGCGTTCGATGCGATCCCGTGGGCCGCGATCGGCAGCACCCTTCTGTCGGCGATCCAGGCGGTGACGAGCGCCGCATTCTCGGCCCTGCAAGCCGGCGCCGACTGGGTGCTGGACGTGGCAGCCCCGACGCTGGGCGGCTGGGTCCTGAACGCGGCTGGTTGGGTCGGCGACCACCTCGGCGCGATCGTCGACGGCGTAACGGGCGTCGCCAAGGACTTCGGCAACTGGGCGTTGAACATCCTTGGTCCGGGCGTCATCACGACCGTCTGGGCCGGCGTCAGCGCCATCATCGACTGGATCGAGGGCCTGCTCGGTATCGGCGGCGTTGCCGCCAGCCCAGACGGCATCCCGACCGGCGGTGGCGACACCACGGTCACGTGGGGCGACTGGGCGATCAGCGTACTGGAACCGCTGGGCGGCATTCTCGCGGCCGGCTGGAACTTCCTCACGCTCGTGGGATCGAAGATCGGCGAATGGGCCGTTGCCGCGGCTGGCTACGTCATCCACTGGGCCGGCTGGTCGGCCGCTATCGGCGTGGCGAGCGATATCCTCGCCGCCGGGTGGGACTTCCTGACACTGGTGGGCAGCAAGATTGGCCAGTGGGCACTCGCAGCGGTCGGGTACGTCATCCATTGGGGGGGCTGGTCGGTCGCCGTCGGCTCGGCGATGGACATCATCCAGGCAGGCTGGGACTTCCTGACCATGGTGGGCGGCAAGATTGGCCAGTGGGCTATCGCCGCCGCAGGGTACGTCCTTCATTGGTCAGGGTGGAGCGTCTCCGTTGGCACGGCCATGGACGTCCTGCAAGCTGGGTGGGACTTCCTCACCCTCGTCGGATCGAAGATCGGCCAGTGGGCACTGGCAGCGGTCGGGTACGTCGTTCACTGGGCAGGCTGGTCAGCGGCTATCGGCGTGGCGAGCGATATTCTCGCCGCCGGGTGGGACTTCCTGACACTAGTGGGCAGCAAGATCGCGGGCTGGGCGGTAGCCGCCGCTGGCTACGTCATTCACTGGGCCGGGTGGTCGGTCGTCGTCGGTTGGGCCACTGACATCGCGCAGGCAGGCTGGGATTTCCTCGCCAATGTGGGGTCGTTCATTGCCAATCTCGCGCTGTCGGCCGCCGGCTATGTCGCCCATTGGGCTGGGTGGTCGGTGGCTGTTGGGTGGGCGATGGACGTCGCCCAATCGGGTTGGGATTTCCTGACCATGATCGCGGGCAAGCTGGCGGGGTGGGCCATCGCCGCGGCGGGCTACGTCGTGCACTGGGCCGGGTGGTCCGCAATGGTGGGAGTCGCTACCAGTGTCGTGCAGGCTGGATGGGACTTCCTCACGCTGGTGGGCTCCAAGATTGGCGAGTGGGCCGTCGCCGCCGGCCAGTTCACCCTCCATTGGGCAGGCTGGGCGCTCGACATCTTGCAGAGCGAGACGGTAACGAATGCGATTGGTGACGTTGCGACCTGGCTCCAGCCCTATGTCGACGGGTTCATCGGTGGGACGGTCCTGGACGGACTGAACTGGGCGCTCAGCATCGGTGAGCCAGCCAACGGGATCTCCGTCGACTTCAACTGGACGGAGTTGGCCGCCGCGGCGTTCACCGGCACCATCACCCTCGACCCAAACATCTCGATGGACATCAAGTCGGTTGGCGCCAAGGTCGGCTCATGGATCAATGGCGCCCTGACCGATCCGGACACGATCAAGTGGATCGGGATCGGCGTTGCGGCAATGGTCGCCCTGGCCTTCGTCGGGCCTGGAGCGGTCTTGACGATCGCCCTTGCCGCCGCCGCGCCACTGGTTGCCCAGGCAGTCGTCTCATTCTTCGAGGGCGTCTTCGGCGCCCTCGACTTCGGCGGCATCTTCGACACCATCATGAACGAGATCACCGGCGGTCTGGCCAATGTCCTGGATGGGATCGCTGCTGCGCTGGATGCTGCCCCGGATTGGGCCGTGCCGGATGGGTTAGTCACAGACATCCGCGGGTGGGGCGATGACCTGCGGGCGCTGGGCGAGGAAAACGGTCTCGCGTTCAATGATGCGCTACGCCAGGCCATCGAGAACGGCACGCTCCCTGGCGGCGGTGACCCGGCGCTCGTCAACGGGTCGATGGGCAAACCCATTCCGGAGACGCCAGGGGCGCCGACCCTTCCCGGCGGTGCGCAGGGACCCGTCAACCCAGCGACACCGACTCTTCCCGGTGGCCTCCAAGGGCCCGTGCAGACGACCGGCAAGTTCTCGGGCAGCATCTTCGCCCAGATCATCCAGCAAGCCAACGAGGCCAAGCGGCAGTTCGGCGATGTCATGCTCGGCATTGGAACTGACAGCCTCACGGCCAAGACCGCCGTCGTCGGCGCGCTGACCGGCATGGGCCTGGAAGGCCTGCCGCCCGTATCCGCTCTGGCCACAAGCGCCGCGGCCACCCTGCTCGCCTTCCAGGGGCAGGCGATCGGCTCCGCCCTCGCCGCCCAGGTCGGTGTCGTCGGCAGCTTCGTCGGCATGCAGACCGGCTCCGTCGCCGAGGTGGTCGGCTTGCAGGCTCAGGCCGGCGTCGCCTTCGCCGCGATGCAGGCGGACGGCGCTGGCAAGGCCGGGCTCCTCAACGCCGCGGTCAAAGTCCAGTTCGCCGACCTGACCAGCCGGGCCACCGAGACGGGAACGAGTATTGGCAAGGCCATCGCCCACCGGCTCGACGGACCGGACGTGTCCTCGGTCACGGCGGCGTTCGCCAACGTCACCACGGCAGCGACGACCACCGGAGCGAGTGCCGCCAAGAGTCTCAACAAGCGACTGGAAGCACCTGATATCACCGGTGTGACCGGAGCATTCGACCGGATCGCCGCATCGGCCCAGGCGGCTGGCAAGGCAGCGGCGGCGGCGTTCTCCTCGCTCAACGATGCGGCACCGGCCAAGTCCGCCGGCGACCTCCCGGCTGGCAAGGGCGCACCAGCACCCTCTCCCAAGCAGCAGGCGCCATCACTGGGGGGCGTCCCAGACACTGGGGCAGCGACAAGCGCGCTGGCGGCTGCTCAAGCAGCGATTACAGCGGCAGCCGTCGCAATTCAACGCGTGGTCTCGACCATGAAGATCGGTGTCGTCGCGGACGTGACCGACATGGTGAACACGACCATTGCGCTGGCTGGGGCGTGGCAGGCCGGACTGGTCGCCATCGCCGCACCGATCGACGCGGCCGTCCGGATGGCTGTGTCAACCATGAAGATGGGCGTCGTCGCGGATATCACCGATACGGTCACCACGACCCTGGCCCTCTTCGGCGCCTGGGCGATTGGCATCCCAGCCATTGCCATGGCCGTCGATCTCGGGGTCCGGCTGCCGATCAGCACCATGAAGATCGGGGTCGTCACGGACGTGACGGACCTCGTCACGTCGACCATCGCGCTCTTCGGTGCGTGGGCCGTTGCGGTCCCGGCCATCGCCCTCGCGATCGACCTCGGCGTCCGCACGCCTATCAGCACGATGAAGATCGGGGTCGTGACTGATGTCACGGACCTGGTCAGCAGCACCATCGCCCTGATGGGCGCCTGGGCGGCGGCGCTGCCGGCGATCGCCATTGGGGTCGATCTCGGGGTCCGGGCGTCAATCAGCACCATGAAGATCGGCGCGGTCGCCGACGTGACGGACCTCGTGTCGAGCTCCATCGCCCAGTTCGGGGCCATGAGCGCCGGCCTCGTCGCGATCGCGTCCAACGTCTCGGCGGGGGTGCGTAGCGCCATCTCGAGCATGAAAATCGGCGCCGTCTCGGACGTGCGGGATCTCGTCAGTTCGGCGATCGCCCAGTTCGGCGCGATGTCGAGTGGCCTGACCGGGATCGCGTCGAACATCCGGGGTTCCGTCACCGGCGCGATGGCCGGCATGGCGGGCGGGGCCACGGGCGCGGTCGCCGGGATGGTCGGGTCGGTCATCGGTGCGATGAGTTCCATGGCCGGCCAGTCCGTCGGGATCGTCTCGGGCATGGCCGGTCAGATCATCGGCATCATGAGCGGGCTGGCCGGTCAAGCCGGTGGCGCTGGCCAAGGGATCGGGGCGTCATTTGGCCAGGGCATCGTCGCCGGAATGTCCGCCTATGTGAATGAGGCCGCCGCCATGGCCGCGCGCATCGTCAGTGCCGCGATCGGCGCCGCGCGCGCTACACAGCAGTCGTCATCGCCCGCCAAGGTCACGACCAAGGAGGGCGGGTTCTGGGGTCAGGGTTACGTCAACGGGATCGCAGCGTTTATCAAGCCGGCGGCCTGGACCGCGGCGGCCGTCGTCGGCGCCGCGGTCGACGCCATGAACTCCACGGCTCCGGCATTCGGGTTCGGTGGGTTCGGGAGCGGCGCGCCCGCGAGCCCATTGGCTGTCAGCCCGCTGGGCTCGCGGGCCGATGCGAACGGCTCGAGCGGCATGACGACCATCAACCACTACCACACCACCCAGACGGTCGAGCGGATCGAGGTGAACGGCGCGGGCGATCCCCAAGCCGTGGGCCGCGCCGTCGTCGAGTCGCTCGGGGCCGCGTGGGCCGATCACAACGGCCTCGGGAGGGGTGACTAGATGACGACTCTTGGCCGGCATCCAGCGGGGAACGACAGCGGTTGGGGCATCGTCGGCGTCGGCGACGCCCGTGGCTCGATCCTGGGCTCGTTCACGACCAACAGTTGGGTGACGGCCGCCGGCGGCCGCGCCGGGACGTGGCCGGGCGACGCCACCGCGACCGGCCAGATCGCGATCTACAAGGCGACCAGCAGCGCCATCTCGACCATCATCGGGACGATGGCCACGTTCAGCGCCGCCGTCGCAATGGCCGACAACGCCAGTGGCGCCGACTACGTGACCAAGCCGGCCGTCCCGATCCCGGTCGCGGCCAATCAGATCATCGCCGGCATCCTGCGGGGCCAGAACGGGCGGCTGACCCACGGGCAGGACAACTCCGGCTACGTCATGCACAAGCGGTACAACGTCGGGACCAGCTTCCCGAGCCCCTTCGCCGCGTCAGAGGCGGTCCCCGAGGGCCGAATGTCGATCTGGGTGGAGGCAACCGCCAACCGGGCGCCCATCACCCCGTTTGGCCTGTCTCCCAAGGCCGACAGTATCACGATCGACGCAACGCCGGACCTCGCCGCCAGTTTCCGCGACGCGGACGAGACGGTGGGGGGTGCGACCTACGGGCAGGCCGACTACCTCTCGGCCTACAGCTTCGAGGTCTGGAACGACGCCGGAACGGCGAAGCTTCGGTCCAGCGGGAAGCTGACCGCGACCGCCGCCATGAAGACCGACCGCCGGGCGACGTGGACGGTGCCGACCGATCTGCCGGCGGCGCGCTACGAGTGCCGTTGCATCCTTTACGACTACTTCGGCACTCCGTCGCCGCAGGCCAAGTGGAAGGTCACGGTCAGCAGCGGCGGCCTGTTCCAATCCCCGCAGCTCGTCCCCGCCGCCTACGTCGCGACCGACCCCGACGTGACCAACAGCACGACGCCAGGGTTCCAGGGAACGTGGACCAGTACCGCCGGCGTCAACGTCCGGTCGGTCCAGGCGCGGGTCCTGAACGAGGACGGGTCGATCGCGCAGCCGCAGGGGACGGTCGACCTGAGTGTCGGCATCGCTCCAGGGACGGTCCTGAACTTCACCTCGAGCGGCTGGGGCTGGACGGCGCTGACACCGGGCCGGCGCTACCAGATCGAGTTCAAGGGGATGGACGCCAACGGGCAGGACAGCCCGTGGGTGCGGACGCCGCTGTTCCTCGTCAACGCGCCGCCCAACGTCCCGACCAACCGGAGCCCGACGGCGGGCCGGAGCTTCACGACCCGCCCGACCCTCTCGGCGACGCTCAGCGACCCAAACCACGACGCCTCGCAGCTCACCCCCGATTACCGTGTCCGACCGGCGGGCAACACCGGCGTCGGCGTCAACGTGCCCGCGACCTACCTGGCCGACGGTGTCTGGCCGGCGCCCGTCACGGTCGCCGCCATGCCAGCGCTCGGCAATTTCGAGTGGAGCGTCGCGGCGACCGACCCCTACGGACTCGCGGGGCCACGGTCGACGTGGCTGGCGGTCAACTGGGTCACGGCCCCGACCGTCACGGTCGTCTCACCCACCAACGGCGCCACCATCACGACCGGGACGCCGACGATCGGCGCGACGGTCAACCGGACCATCACGAGCTACCAGATCCAGCTCTTCGACCTGGCCGCGGTCAACGGGGTCCTGCCGCTGGTCTACGACAGCAAGACCGTCGTTTCCAACGCGATCGGACTCCTGGTCCCGGCCGGCAAGTTGCGCAACACCCGCAGCTACCGGCTCCTGCTCACGGTCACGACGTCAGACGGGCTCGTTACGGTCACGGTCACGACGTTCACCCTGACCTACCCGGCTCAGCCCGCCCTCGCCAACGTGACGGCGACGAAGCAGGCGGCCCAGTTCGAGCCGGCCAGCGACCCGGGGTCGTGGAGCACCATCGCGGTCTCGTGGACGGCTCCGACGACCACGGCGATCCCGGACCTCGAGTTCGGCGGCTACCTGATCCGGCGCAAGAGCCTCGCGACCGGAGTGGAGGAAGCGGTCGCCCACCTGGCGACCCGAGGCGAGACCGTCTGGGTGGACCGGACGCCGCGGTCGGGCGAGCTCTACGCCTACACCCCGGTCGCGCTCCGATTGCTCAACACCGTCGATTGGGTGGAATCAACGCCCATCAGTCCCCAAGCGCTGGTCCGGTTGAAGTACACGGTCATCTCGGAACTCAGGGTCGACGGCCTCTCGCTGCCGCTGCGCTCGTGGTCGCAGCGGACCAACACCCCGACCCGCGACGTCGAGCTGATCCCGACGCTGAGCGGCAAGCCGGTGTCGTTCCAGGGGATCGGTGACGCCGACGTGATCGCGGGATCGTTCGACGTACTGGACTGGCCCGAGGTCGCGGCGACCGCCCGGGACCAGGTCACCGTCGCCGAAGAGCTGGGTCGCCCCGACTTCGACGAACTCGATCGTCCGGTCCCCAAGGACCTGTGCTACCGCGACCCCAAACGACGGGTCCTGTTCGTCGCCATGACGGGCTACCGCGAGGAGGACGAGCACACCGGCGCGCTAGTCCGGCTCGGCCTGGAGTTCAGCGAGACCGCGGCCCGCCTGACTGTCGGGGAGGTGACGCCGTGACCGCCCCGATCTACCCGGCCCCGCACCGGATCGGCGGCGGCTACGCCATGAAGATGGAGATCTGGCGAGCCGACCGCTACGGTCAGAAGCTCGACCGGATCTCGACGCGCCGGCCGGTCACCGGGTCGGTCAGCTTCAACGAGGACAACGAGTTCAAGCGGCAACTCTCGCTCTCGATCGACGACCCCGACGACGTGCGGCCGTTCCGGGACTTCGTCGTCCCGACGATCCACCTGGCCGGGCCGTTCGGCGCCACCCGGACCCGCGACCTCGGCCACTTCATGGTCACGCCGCCCAGCCGGAGCATGACGAGCGGACGGCGGACGGGCCGGATCGAGGCCCGGGACCTGACGCTCATTCTGGCCCGGAGCCAGGTCGGCGGCTTCACCCGGCCGGCCGGAACCGACCTCGGCCTGATCGCCTACGACCTCGCCATCGCGGCGGGCCTGCTGCCGGCGCAACTGGACATCCCGGTCACGACCGGCACCGTGAGCGTCGACCCCTACGTCCCGGCGCCCGGCATCCGAACGCTGGTCGAGATGAACCGGCTCCTCAATGCCGCGAACTGCCACACCGTCTGGACGACGGGCGCCGGCGTCGTCATTTCGCGGGCCTATCAGGACGCGGCCCGGGCGACGCCGGTCCGAACGTACTCCAACGCCGAGGGGTTCGCTGGGCTGCCCATCCTGTCGCCCCTGGTCGATACGCCGAACTGGGAGGGCCTGCGCAATGTCGTCACGGTTCGCAACCTCCAGCCCGGCAAGCCGCCGATCTGGTGGACCGAGCGCATCACGGACCGGAATCACCCGCTGTTCTACGACCCCGACGATCCGGACGCCGGATTCGGCTACGAACTGGCCGGCGATCCGATCGACAACAGCCAGCTCCCCGACGAGGCGGCAGCTAGGGCCCTGGCCAAGAGCCTGTTAGCCCAGGCGGCCAGTCGCTACCGCAAGCTCGCGATCCGGACGATCGTCGACATCGACGCCGAGGGCCACGACATCCTCGGGCTCGACATCCGGGACGGCCAACAGGTCGTCTACGACGGCAACTGGCGGCGCCGGACCTGGGCCATCGCCGTCGCCGGAGTCAGCGCCACGATGGAATCAGAAACGTATAGGACCGATCAGTACAACGTCGCCCCGGAGGCCGCATGAGCGACACCGACCCGACGCCGTATCGCAACCTGGCGAGTACCCTGTGGGCGGCGGTGACCCGTGACGTCCAGGCGGCCGTCAACCGGCTGACCGACCTGCGCCGCGTTCAGGCAGTGGAAGACGACGGTCGCGTGACGGTGGCGTCGACCAACCCGGAGAAGCCTGCTCCACAGGTGATGGCGCGGTTGCGCGGCGCCATCGTCACGCCAGGCGATGACGTCGTTACGATGTGGGCCGCTGGCCACGAGTACATCGTCGGCACCGTCGCGCTGCCGGGGGACGCTGTAGCGGGAACGGACGACCCGACGGCGGTGCTGGACGGCGTGCTGACCGACCTCGGTTACCAGACCACCATCACGACGCAGGAGGTCCTGATCGTCGTTCCGGTAACCGTGAAATACAACGGCGTCACCTGGACGATGAGCGCCCGCGAGCTGGCCTACTGCCGCAAGACCGTCGAGGACTTCCCCGGCGGGATCGATCTGGTCAGCACGGGCAAGCTCCGGGCCCGGGCTCGCGTGGTCTGGCGGACCGAGCTGCTCGACATCGACGCGTGGCTGGCCGATCCCGCGAACTACTACAACGGAGCGCCGGACAGCCTGGCCTATTCCCCGAACAACCTCGGCCGCTACGTCCACGCCCCCATCGTCGGGCGGCTCCTCACCAACCAGTACGGCGGCCAGCAGTACGACCAGCTCGTCGCGTTCTTCTCGAAGGCCGTGGTCAACTCCGGCCCGTACTACGGGTTGACCCCCGGTCAATACTCGTTCATCAACATCGACGACACCACGCTGGGATCCCCGGACGGCAACTGGAACGAGGGGATGATCCACGAGTACGGCCACACGATGGAGGACAAGGCGGCCCAGGCCGGCCACCCGCTCGCCTACGGGCCGGACAGTGCGGGCGGGGAGCAGCTCAACGGCACGTCGAAGTACAAGCTGGACCCACAACGCGGCTACTACGATTTCTTCCAGGACATGTACACGAACAAGCTCTGGTATCCCGGCCTCACGACCAAGGGGCCGATCGCCGACCCCGATCCCCGGACCGTGCTGGTCCCGCGTCGCCCAATCGACCCGGACAACAACTGGGATGCCGTCCTCCAGCGCCGGATCGCCTTTCAATCGGCCTCGGGGACCGAGATCCAGACCTACCCCGATCACGTCAAGGCCGGTGCCAACGTCACGTTCACGGCGGACGGCGAGGGTGTCATCGTCTCGTCGACCGGCGGCACCAGCGGCGGCACACCTGGGCCAACGGGCGCCACCGGGGCGACGGGTCCTGCCGGGCCGGCCGGCACGAACGCCCCGGTGTTGACCGTCCGGAACGACTCGGCCGTCGTCAAGACCGGCCCGAGCAACCTGAACGTTTACCGGGGTATCCAGGCGGTGGCCTACGGCGACGGCACGGCCGGTGTGGACCTGTCGATCAATTACGCCGACCCGATCTTCGTGGAGTCGGTCCAGGACCTCGTCGCCGCCCTCCTGACCGCCGGAACCGGCATCGTCCGGACCTACGACGACGCGGCCAACACGTTCACCATCGCGGTCAGCCCCGACGTGACGCAGACGACGAACTTCCGCGCTGTGGGCATGCAGGGCTTCGATGCCGCAAACATCAGACGTTGGTGGCTAACGCCCCCTTTGGGACTGTACCTGTACGCCGCAAGCGGCGCCCTGCAAGGCGTCTTCGGGAGCGGCGGTCTGTCCCTCTACAACGATACCGGGTCGAACACGGTCTCCATAACCGGCACCGGCGTCCCACGGTTTGCAACGACCCCCACCGTGGGACCGAGCGGCAGCGCCGTCCCGGTCAGCATCGAAGGTCACACCCACACCGCCGCCAATGTCACCGACTTTGCCGAGGCCGCGCAGGATGCCGTCGCGGCTATGCTCGCCGCTGGCACCGGCGTCACCCTCGCCTATGACGATGCGGCCAACACCCTGACCATCACCGGCACGGCGGGTGGTGGTGGCGGGACGACCGATCCCGAGATCGTCCGGGACACCATCGGCGTGGCCCTCATCGGGGCCGGGCTCGTCACCGTCACGGTCAACGATGCCGCCGACACCATCACCCTCTCCACGACCGCGACGGCCAACAGCACGGACGCCCAGCTCCGGGACCGGGGAGCCCACACCGGGGCGCAGGCCATCGCGACCGTGACCGGGCTTCAGGCCGGGCTCGACGCCAAGCAGGACGTGTCCACCGTGGCCGAACTGATCCGCGACACGATGGGCGTGGCACTCGTGGCCGGGACGAACGTCACCATTGCGGTCAACGACGTGGCCGACACGATCACCCTGGGCGCCATCGACGTTCCGGACGGCCCCACCCTCCCGGACGCCGGCGCATGGATCAGCGTTCACAACACGTTCGCGGTCGCCAACAAGGTCCCGGCCGCCGTCGCGATGGTCGCGAACCGGATGTACGGTACGCCGTTCCGGGTCCGGCGCCGGGGCAACGTCGCACAGGTCTCATTCCGGGTCACGGTCGCCGGCGGCAACATGCGCTTCGGCATCTACCGGCTGGCGGACAACGGCCTGTCGATGACGTTGACCCTTGAATCCGGCGTCATCGCCGCCAACACCATTGGGTTCAAGAACACGACGTACGCGTGGGGCATCCAGGACCCGGGCACCTACGTCGCCGTCCTGCTGGCCGATGCCGCCGTGACGGTGACGGGCATCGCCGCTGGCGCCCTGGACGAATCGCCCTGGCCCATCGCCAACGCGTTCAACCCCTCGACCGGATACACGGCCGGGACCGCCGTCGCGGTGCCAAACGGGATCAACCGGGCGCAGGTGTTTGGGTCCATGCCCGCAACCGTGACGCTCGTTCCCGCTGACATCTTGGACGCCTTGGCGCCCGTGATGTGGGTCATGTGGGACCCCACCTAACCGATAGGAGTGCGTGATGACGATCCCGACTATCAACGCTCCCAACCGACCAATGCCGACGTTGACGCCCATTGGCGCCGGCACCGTCCAGACCGCCGGCACGTGGAGCTAGGAGGAATGATGATCGGATGGGATCGTAATGGACCTTGCCGGACTCTCACTGTTGATCTCAGCCCTCGCCGGGACGGGCGTCCTGACCGCCATCCCGCTGGCCATTCGGCGGGTATGGCGGGCGTCGGTGGAGCGGGCCACTGCCGAGACCCAGGCCAAGGCGGCGGTCCTGGCGAAGAACGACGAGATCGCCGAACTGAATCAGGACAAGGCCGAACTGACACAGGCCATCGCCGAGGCGCGTCAACAGAACGCGGAACTGTGGCGACTGCTGGAAGGACTCACGAAATGAGTCGGATGATCCAACGGATCCGGACGGCGTGGTGCGCGTTCGCCAGCCGGCACGACAGCGGCACCGTCGACGGCCAGCCCATCGTGGACTGGCTCCGGGCACAGGAACGGTCGTCCCGCCAGCAGACGATCGGGCTACGGGAGCAACGCACGCGCAGCCCGATCGAGCAGACCATCCTGGGCCAGCGCCCACCCCGGAGGCATGACGAATGAGCCTATTCCTGAGACACCCCCTGGTCTGGATCGCGGTCCTGATCGCCGCGACGATCGCCACCCTGACACGCGTCACCGAGCTGCAACAGCAGGGCACGTTCGACCCGCTGATGCTGCTGCTGATGGTGACCTCGTACACGGCGGCGTTCGTCTCGGTGGCGGTCCGCACGCCGTGGCGAAGCTGGACCATCCTCGGCGCCGGGCTGGCGGCGACCTTCCTCGCCGACGCGCTGATCTGGGCCTATGTCTTCCTGACCCGCGTGAACGCCGACGGCGAATGGGCGTGGTCGCACGGTCCCGAGTGGCTGAACGCGACCCATGCGGCCTTCATTCCCCACACCGCAGTGGCCCTGATCGTCATCCGGGCGCTGTTCGTCGTGGGCGGCGTGTTCGTCCTGGTCGGGTTGATCCGAGACAGCATCGTCGACATGCGCATCCGCCGGTCGGACTCGGCCCGGACCCGCGAGGACATCGCCCGCATTGGTGATCAACTGACCGCAATCAGCCAGGAGGCGAGGAGCGCGGCGCGGGATGCGGCGACCGAAGCGATGCAGGCACGGAGCGCGGCGCGGGATGCGGCGACCGAAGCGATGGAGGCATCGGACGAGCGGACGAGGATCATGCTCGCCGATGCGGCTAAGCAGGAGACGCTCCTGGAAGTGAAGACCATCGTCGAGCCGCTCAGGTCAGACAACCACGAGGACGCCCAGCAGGTTCGTGACGACGAGCGGAAGGGCCGGGCGTGA